GTAGGATTCTAGCCATCGCTATTGTAATATTATGGCAGTGGTATTACAAGATAAAAGTAAGACAAAATTTGTATCAAAAAAGTTGAATAAGTGGAAATTTATATAAAAGTTAAATAGTCGATTAAAAATTGATTAAAGTAAGAATTGTATAAAAATGGAAAAAAGTTTAAGTTTTAATAAAAGTTAAATAGTCGATTAAAAATTGATTAAGGTAGTAATTGTATAAAAATGGAAAAAAGTTTAAGTTTTAGTAAAATAATTGTAGCCACCCCGAGTGACGGGATTAGCGGGGAGGCCCGTGAGGCCTGGGACCTGGAAAACGGTATCATAGCAACTTGTTGTTACAGGAGGATCTCCTGAAGTTACGTTGATCGTAATTGGTCGAATTGTGGGTGCTTTGACTTGGAAACCACAGCGGGTTTCGTCCGTCACAGCGGAATATATATTGAGGACAACGTCACTAAAAGAGTTGACAGTTGTCACGGCGGGGATTGGTTTAAATGAGATAATGATCTTTCCCATATCATTAACACCTTCATTTCCAAGAGCTGTATCTACGAAGTAACCCGTACAATCGCCCATGAATCTGAAAACGTTCATGTTTGGGATAGTTATATCAAGAATGCATTCAGCTGCACAGTCGTTGTCAGTTATTACAGTGGTGGTTCCAGTAGCGTAGTTATTGTCCAAGAAGTAATTAGTTGCTTCCTGTTGTGGACACATAACAGTGCTAGTTGTGGAATCATACCGAACACTTGAAATGACTGAATTTGCCAATGCCGTCGTAGTCGTTATAGGAATTGTCGGAACAACCAGACCTGTAGGAGGCCCGGGTGCTGTGTCAGGAAATCCAGATGCTGGAGGAATAAACCAAACGCGTGCGTTCGGTGAACCCTTAACATGGATCTTCAACCTGACACCTCCGTCCATTCCCAGAAAGAATCTACGAGCGATACTCACGGTGTTTGACACATTAGTTGAAGAAATGGGGCCCTGTCCTATAAATTCATTTATTGGAAAGGTTACATAATTCACATATGGATCAGTAGCCGTAATAATTCTTGTTTTAAACGCTGTTGGTCTTCTCATTAGATCTCGTATACTCACAATTGGTTTAAACTGGCTTGCCTCATAAGGTTTGTCAGTTTCAGAAGGGATTTTATCTATTTCTGTTTCAGGATTAACTGAGACGTCGCTCTGGGCCTCCATAACGGTGGAGATCGTTAAGTTATCATTGTCGATAATTTGAGCGGCGTCACTACTATATCCTGCAAACTGGAAATCGTCATCTGCTGCTAAATAAATATTAAAAGAAATTGAGGTTGAAATGGTTCCGCTTGCAACCAGTGGTTGTACTAAATATAAATAACACGTTCCGTGTTGCATGGCGTTAAGTCTCCAATCCCTAGAATTTTCCAAAAAGTCAGTCGTACTACAATAAGGTAATTTAACCTCATGAGTCTGACCGCCTCCTGAAAACTCTAGAAAGTCAATCATTTGACCTTGAATGGATAGGAACTCAGGCCAGGCATCATGTTGGACCATGTGCGGGGAATAATGTTTATATACAGCGAGTTTACAGTAGTGGAAGTTGGTCATATTAGCCTGAATGATAAGCTTAAGACCACCTCGCCAATACCGAGTCAAGTAGGCTAAAACGGATAAATTAGTAGTTAGAACCGGATTGCTATTGCTATCTAGGAAGACCTCCATTTGCGGAGTTATAGGCCTAGACATCAAGAGCGTTCCTGGTGAATAAAGATTGGTCACAGGTACTTTACAGATAAATTGGGGCTTGGATACTATGTTACGAATGAGCATTTCGTCCTTAGAGGTTTCGAATAGGTACTCACGCATAATGCGGTCATAAGAAAAATTGGGGTCTAACTTGGTTGAGGGAATTGGTGTATCTATACTGTTGAGATCAGCTCTAGTTTGAATATAGTCTCGGTTATCAATTGCAGCTCGCGTTCCATTGTCCAAACCGGTGTAGGACCGGATGGTGGATCGCGATGCGTCAATTACGTCGCCGAATACTCTTTTCGCGCCTGTCGCCAGATTATCAAACATCGTAGAGAAAATTGAAGAAAAGGAGAAGGATTGAGACTCGAATCTAAGTGCCTCGGGGTACTCCCACGTTGGTTCTGAGAAAGGACAATAAAATTCTAACTCGTCGAACGTCACGTGGACAGTCACTGATACAGATGTAGTTCCGGAAGTCGGAGCCACCAACTGGTTCAAAACTGTTAGATCCAGATTGCAAAATTGATTTTGGCCTCCATTGGTGTATTTAACAACATCATTTGTTCCTAAATCGCATCTTAGAAGTTTGGAATTTGCGTAGAAAGGTAAATCGATAGAGACAGAACCTGCTTCACATGCTGCAATGCATGCATGGGGAGCGTTCAATCTACTATTCAAAATAATCCGTCCCGCATAATTAACTCCTGCTGGAGGCATAGCACTCACTAAAAGTATTCCCTGATGAAGGGGAGTACCCGAAACTTGTACTATTGCTCTAGCTTTACAGCGAAAGAAAGAAGATCTTGCAAATGGGGTAGCTAAAAATGGATTTGAATAAAAGTCGATTGGAAAAACGAAGCTAGCAATATTAAGATATTGGGTGGCTAAATTGGACCATGGTACGACACCAACTAGGAACGGTTTACCAAGGAAAAGGGAATAATCCATCTCCACAGGTTTATACATTGACCTAATTGATGCTTTCTCATATTGTTCGATTTTGACCTCTTTGGTGTTACGATTTCTGAGTGAGGTCAAATACTCTTGATCGTGGATTTTGTTGACGGTTTGAGTAATGCTTGGAAAACACAATAGGTCGCATTAAACCTACTGATTATGATTAATTTAAAATTTCCTCTACCCTAAATAAATTAGTTATAAGTGAATAAAAATAAAAAATAAAAGTTTGTTGCGGTAAACATATTCTAAAATCCTAAGAAAAATTAAGTAAAATTAATTAAATAAAAATTTGCAATATTTGGTTATTAAAAGCTATTAAATGATCCATAATGAACACGTAACTTATCAACCTCATCCGTATAAAGATTAAGTAAATATCTCTCAGTTAGCCGAGTAAAAGCGACATTGCGCTCTACACAGGCCATTTCGAGTTTATTCACCTCTTCCTTAAATAGATGTGGATGCAGAAACATTTCCCTCTGAAAACCATGAATTTTGCCTCTCATGACCTCATATTCGTCCTTAGTCTCATCAACCCAACTCATTGTCGAGTATATCGTTGTTAAGTCTAAAGGACACATTATACGGCCGATTGTGGGATGAATTCGAAACTTTCTTTTCAGGAAGCTTACGTCTTCTAGTCTTTCAAACGGTTCGGTTATTGGTTTTTTGTCGGCTGTGGTTAATTTCATTCCAATGGAGACGAAAAAGTCTCTCATAGTTATCGCTGTTAGTCTTTTGTTTTTAGATCTGATACCGTTTAGCTTATCATCTCCGTAAACATAGTCAACGATTTCCTTGAAATAAAGATCAACTGTTGCTGACGGTCCCACCATTCGGCGGTACCACATTGCAGTATAAAAACGATTTACTAAACTATTATAAATGGCGGTTAAAAAATTTCCTGACGGCATTGAATGGGTTGTTAAATAAACATCATCTTGCACGGCCACAGGACAGGCGGGTATTAATCCCAGCATAAAACCTAATATCTCCCTATCATTATCCGAACCTTCAAAGTTGGACAAGATTATGGAGTTAATAGATCTTTGAGCTTGGCTTAACATTCCTCCGTCCCACGTTCCGATATCCCCTGCCCAAACTCCATTACAACGAGACAAATTGTCGTACATCTTGTGGAATTCAGCGTAGGGATTGACTCCAACCATTATCTGGTTAAAATCACGATTCTTGATTATCTCTTCAACCATCTTACCGGTGAGTTTCTTCGTTAGAAACTGAGTATGGACTGTACTTATTCGAAAACTGCGAGGCTCTCCTTCCTTAGAAAGAGGGCGGCATTCATCTTTAAGACATTCCGTGCTCAAAATCCTCTTAAGATCTACGTCACCGGACAAGATTTGGTGGGTGAACTCTGCTAACTCCTTGCGGAAAAGCGGAGTCAATGCGTCTGGTCGGTCATGATCTGGCCAAATATTGCCTCCAGAAATAGTCTCAAAGTTGAAATACAAGGTTTTATCCTTGCCACAACCAAAACCATTAGAGGAATCTTTATTTATGCCAGCAAGATATTTATTTCCATAAACTACTTCGTCATCGCTTATCTCTCCGAATTTGGGTATTATTGCTTCTAAAGTCTTAGCTGCAAACTCAATTTCATCGATATTCACATTACTAATTGGTTTAAAGGATTTCTTCGCTATATCTTTTGTTGTATGATAACCGTATTTTTTAAGATGGGCTGGTTCTTTGGTATTCTCGAAAACACCACTAAGCGGTGAGGGAACGATATTGGTATTGGAAGGAACATTGATATAAAAAGACTCATCTAACTTCACACCACTAAAATCTGCAATTACTTTATCACTAATTTTCTGCTTCAATATGAACTTATCGGTTTTAAGGATTTGATGCAGCTCATCTCTAGTTTTATCACTCCACAGCACTGAAGCACCCACAACGCCCGGTAAACCGGCGACGTGCATGCCTTTAATGCCTGAATGTGAACTAACCAGGAGAGAACCACATAAACCCTTAGCCTCTAAATCATAGGTCACCACCCGGTTGGGCGTTAACTTGAATTCAATAGGTTTCTGATCTTTAAATCTAGCATAGTAAACAATTGGGTTGTCACAAGCTTTAAAATTTTTAGAAATACCAGAAACTTCATAAACTCCGTAGCAATTAGTTAAAAAGTGGTTTCCTCCCTTCTCGTTGTTAGCGAAAAAGTGGCACAAGTTCTTAAAAGGACTCATTGAGTAAACATCTAGCCTAAGGACCATCACATCATCGAATAGGTTTCTATAAACCACATCAAATCTGTGCTGATCCAAAAGTCTATGATCCTTATTCAAATCATGGTAAACAGTTATGTAACCAGTCTCATCATTGGTCATATGGGCAGGCACTATAACATAGTGTCCGCTCACAAGTCCGAAATTTGAAACAATAGTTCCATCTCTGCATACCATTTTGACTTCTAATACTTGTTTCATAACTGCAGTAAGTGGGGTCGGCAACGGGTTACCGTCAGATGTTTGATTGGAAAAGATTTTAGAATAGTCGGGCTTATAGTTCCGCTTGAGATAGGCGTAGTAAGTCATCACTCCTCCGAAAATACCAGCTGGTATCAACGTTATTAATAGGGATCTCCAAATATCGGACCAGTTTGAGCTAGTCCAATTAATGAGGGACCCCGTTAGGAGAGACTCCGTTACATTCGAGAAAGCATCCTTAGCCATGGACAAAAAATCATTGTAATAAGACTTGAGAATCTCCAACCAACCCTCAGTGGGTGGTGAAGACTCTACTTCATCGTTTTCAACAATATCTGCCTGTGACTTGAGTTTGCTAACTCCAACCTTATCTAGGTCTGCCATAAAATTATCCACATCATCCTTAATCAAATCTAACTCGGCATTAGACAACGTTGCTGTTGCCTTATGCTGGGTTTTGACTCGATCAAAAAGACGTATAATCTTACTAAACCACGAAACGATAGCAGTTCTATCTGTGTTCTCTCCCACATTCATATAAGGAACTAAATTATGATTGAAATTATTAAAAAACTTGGGAAATCTATTGACAAATCTCCCTTCGACTAAGTCGTAATGGTAAAAAAGTAAATTTCCTTGCAAATAGGTATGATTTCCATTCTCGACGCGTTTAACATCAAACTTGAATACATTGCCTCTTCGCCACAGGGCTGGTAAACACGCTATTCCATCTTGCTTGGTTAAGCCTTGAATAGACATGAAATTATTAGTAGTAACAAAGATTTTGGAGCTAGAAAAATATTTAGTGTCTTTTAACTCTGCACGGGCACAGTCCAAGGGATATTTAATAGAAGAAACCAAATTAATGATTGTCCTCCATTGTGAAACATCCTGTTGTCCTATGTCGTCCATCGTCACGATACTCTCGTTATTATAAGAATCCCACCATTCCTTTCCCCCCATTGACGGAGGTACTGTATGAACATAGCGGGTTTCATTCATCGAATTCATTAACATATTTACAAAATAAGATTTCATTACACCTGCATTGCCCTCGAAGACAAAGCAGGAAGGCTCAACTCTTGAAGCATCCTCATAGGCTTGGAGACTACGCTCTAGCGTTTGAAAATCCTTAAGAATTGCCGCGACCTTGGTTGATCGCCTAGCCCATTCAACAAGTCCTGTGTTTTCTTCAACCGCCTTGGAGAGGCGGCGGATTTCTTCTACAAAAGCTTGCTCAATTAAGAGAGTCTTATCTTTTTTCCATCTAGTATAAACTGAAAATAGATTATTAATTAAGGTGTGGTCTGAACCAAGAGGTATTTTATCTAAAAGTATTGAGAAAAATTTGCCAACGGCGAAAGGAATAGGAATATAAGTAAAGATAAATTTTAAAATTTTAATAACACAGCTATAAAAATCGTGGAAACAAGAAAAATCGTCCATGAGCTTTGCATTTGTAAATGTAGACATCCTTCGAAAAACTTCATAAACCTCCTTTGGTAACAAAAGGGTTGACAAGCTCATCAAAAGTGACTCCATCGATTGAGATTCAAATTGGGGGGCGTCTTCTGGGAAAACGTCACTACAATCATGAAACTCCTCCGCAAACAAATTGCAATTGTCCTTGACAAATAAAAATAGATTGACTAACATACGAATAATTGAAAAGTTGGAAAAGCCAGTCATGACACAAGTGCTTATGTCAAGAGTAATATTTAAAATGGAAAAAAGTTTGGAAACGAAAGTTGATAAAAATTTACTGAAATTATGTGCCGCTTTGGTCTTCACACTTGTTACAGTGTTTGATACGGCTTGAACTGAACTCATAGTGGTGGTGCAAACTGTTTGAAAAGCTGGAGCTTGATGCAGAGCTTTCATTAGGTTCGCAAAGTCAAATAAACCTTTGACAGTGTTGGTGATATCACTATAAGAGAATTGGGGTCGGAAATGCGGCTTTATTATATTAAAGCACCTTATAACATCCTTGCGGGTGAAACACGTGCTTTTAATTAAATAATCACCTACTCTAACGATAATTCCATCTCTACTCGACCAAGTTTCTTTCGAGTATGAAATTAACCTTCCCGAATTGTACAGAATAAAGTAATTAGAATCCTCATTAAGATCGACAAAATCGATTCCCTTCAAACGCGCGAAAGATTCGCGAGCTCTAATGGTTTCGACAAATGACCTCCCTGAGAAAGCTGCGCCTTGTTGGAGGACGGCGCCAGTGTTACTGTCAATTGACGGGGCTTTTTTAAAAAAGTTTTTGTTTTGTTTGTTTGAATGATTGAAAGACATGGCTAACATCACCAGAAGCAGATACTACGAAATACACAGAGTCCGGGCTTTGTAAGGCTACCTAAAGACTGCCTGGCGCTAACGCGCCACTCACCTGTGCGGGTTTCCCCTGTCCCATCCTAACCTTAAACTAATCTTCAGAAAAATTAAATTTCCACTTCAGCAACATCGGAGCCATCGCGATGCTACTGAATTGGCGTTACAAATCTAATGTAGTCTTCTTGAGTGTTTAAGTGGACAAGATATCGTTGATAAACTACCACTTCTGGATCTCTCCCTTCTGACAAGAGCCGTGAGTCCAAAGGACTCTCCTGTCTGACGCCTGAGCGGCCGCACCTCTTTTACGGGAGGTGGCTTAAATAATAAGTAAATAATAAAAACTAAAGGTCTAAAGGGCTAATAAAAAACTAAAGATTGAAAATAAATTAAAAGAGATTGAAACTGGGAATTAAAAAACTTTGTAAAATAAATTATATAAAACATGAACTAATACCAATATCCCAACAACAGAGTACGCTCTAGAGTTGGTCAGGTATTCGTCGCACAAATCCAAAATATACCGCTAAGCATATTAAACAATTTGTACTTCAGAGTACGGCCTGCACACAGTAATGAAACTAGTGTGGGAAAAACAAAACTCTGCAG